TTCCATCATTGTTCTTGGTTGGTCTTCGATATCAATTAAATCAAACGCTATTTGTGGAGTATAATAAATATTGTTCTTTTGGCGTTCAAATAATTGTTTAGCGAAGTTTATACTTCCTTCGTCCCTGTCTATTCCCCATACAAAATCTGCTTCCTGTGAGAGGATATTAGAACCCAGACCAGAACCACAACCAATATCACATACTTTTGGTTTCCAAATATACTTTGGATATTGTGGATGTTTTAATACAGAATCTCTTGCGAAATCTTTGACGTATTCATACATTGACCTTTGGGTCGGATGTAGAAATATGCCCGACCTTAAAAACATTGCTAAATTCCTTTGGTATTGGTCTTTAACCTTGTTTTCAGGATTTTCTTTATATTCTTTTCCATCTTTTGTTGTCATTGTTCAAAAAAGAGAGGCTCGATTTGTTCCTTAAATATGTAATCAAGGTTAAATTGTTGCTTCATCTTGGTGAAAGAGTTTATTAGTTTGTTTTCTTTAATCTCGGACAAGATTATTTTGGCCACGTCTTCGTACCATTTATCCTCGTCGTTATAATCGGTTCTCTGTATCAGCGAACCAAATCTAAAGTATAATGCTTGTTCTTGAAAAAAGTCTTTCATTGGAGGGAAGTCTTCGTTTAACACAAGAAGATTTTTTGAAAGTGCTGCCTCCAACATAACAAGGGAACAATTTTCTGAATAACTCGGAAATATAAATACATTTGATAGTCTGAATAATTCAGAAATTACTTGTGGCGGTACCCCGTGTTCCCATTTTGGGGTATCGTGAAATGATGTGAAAATTAAATCGGTGTAGTCTAATCCTTGTTCGATGCCATATTTGGTCATCTGTCTAACGAGGTCTTTGTCTTTATCTGCGTTGGCGTGAGCATTACAAACCACTAAACATACTTTCTTTCCAAGTTTTTTAATTTTACCCATTAAGCGTATCGCCTTATCAACGCCTTTTCCGCTAATCATTCTTGGTGTGGATAACGGATAAATACTCACAACTTCTTTATTGAGCAATCCATATTGGTCAATAAGTTCTGATGTCAATGGATGTAGGTTCCAAAATGTTCTTGGGTCTTTTGGGTTGTGAACCACCCTAACGTCTTTTGGCCAAGCACCATACATTTCTGCCGTGCGTATAACGTCAGTATGATTGAGATATACCAACTTAGAATTTGGTGGAATCGTATATCGTAGGTCAAATGGATATTTTAAACCATTTTGTCGTGGCGATGGTGCAGAGTGAATCCAGTGCAACCATTTGCATTTTAAATTTGCCTTACGTATTCCAGCATTATAAGGAAGAAACCAGCCTTGAAATATGATGTCGTGAGTTATCATAACATCTATATCTTGACAATTTTCCTCTAATGCCTTAACCACTGCCCCTACTTGGCTGTCAAAATCGTCAGCCAAAGTAGAGGTAGCAGCGTAATCAACTAATTTGAATCGAGGGACTATTTTTCTTACTTCGACTCCCTCTGGCACATTGCCTTCGAAGTTATCGTGTACAAGGAACACTGGGTTATAACCATTTTTTGACAACATTTTGAGTTGGTCAATTACAATCGAAGCCAAACTATATGCTGGGTCAAGATTGTAAAACGTGGTTAGAACTCCTATTTTTTTACCTCCGCTCATAATTTTTTAACCCCCTCCAGTAGTGGTTGTTGAAGACGAAGTAGAAGAACTTGAAGAAGTAGACGTTGAACTCGAAGTAGACGTACTTGTGCTTGAACTTGATGTTGACGAACTTGTCGATGAAGACGAGCTTGTGCTACTTGAAGTAGAAGTGCTTGTTGACGAACTGGTACTCGAAGAAGATGTCGAAAAAGTGAGCGAAGATTCTATTATGCCTAAATTCATATTATGCTATTTCCATACATCTTAGAAAACCACTCTTTACTGTGTCAGTATTGTGTAGTCTTGCATAAGGTGTAATCGAATCACTTATCGGCAACCATTCTATCGCACCTGCTCTTAATTTCATACCGAATCGAGCTAATTCGTCAGCCGTCATATTGGTGTCGGTTCCTGATGTCATTCTGTGTCCAATGTAAACTGGATTTTTAGAAGCATTTTGGATAACCAACCATTTCCTTTCGGAAAGATTTGTTCCGCCACTATGTTGTACGGCAGTCGCAGTTCCAGCAATCAAGGAAATCCTAAAGTTTCTAATTTCCTTCATTCCAACTGGTGTTGTAGATATTGCCATTTATTAATTCCTCCCCCATCACAGATGGGCTCTTTTTACAAAAAAGAGTTAAAGTCCTGAACGATGCTATAAAAGACCAGTAGGAGGATTTCCAGCCTCAAATAGCATCATCCAATCTTTAAGATTGGACAGGTTTTTCGACCTTGTGGCTTGTTTTGTGAAGGTTCAGCCCACCTTGATTTTTAAACGACCTACCACAAACATCGCATTTGTAGATTTTTATTTCTTCTTCTACTGGTGCGATTTCCTCTTGTGGTTTTTTATCACAAGGAACTATTTTATAATTTGCGTTCTTTAATAGTGCTTCCATATCAGACCTTTTTTCCAATAGGAATCTTGGTTTATCATATTTCCCATCAGCCAATTTAATACCAAACTCGTCAGTATTTATTGACCAATTAACAAACTGATTTGTAAAACCATTAACTAAAAAAGAAGGTAAATACTTTGTCTCCCCTGGTTGAAATGTATATTCATCATTGTCGTGTTTTCCAACCCAAACATTTTTAGATATGTTTGTAAAGGGATATGGGTCATATATTGCCATATTATTAGCTCTCCTCTAATTAATTAAGCGACCTTTAATTTCAAACTTCTTTCCCCTTCTCTGTGTACAAGCACTTCGTGGAAGGGAAAAGTCTGTTTATAATCAAAGATTATGAACCGTAAGCATCGTCGACGAACGGGTACCAAATTTGGCAATCCGTTGCGGCAGCTGAAGTTGTGGCTCCACGTGAAATGGCTCCATAAATTTGGTCTCCAGCAGCTCTTCCGTCTCCAGCATAACCAGCAGTACTCTCATAACCGATTAAAGCATTATCAGCACAGTTTGCTGCCAATAAAGCAGAAACAGTACCTCTAACACAAAACCAGCCATAATAAGTAGTTGCACTAATCGCAGCCATAGCGACTGCAACAGGTCCTTTAGCATCTGCAGCTAAAAGAGTTGTTACATAATCTTCATCATAAGTCACCCAAGAACCTGTAGTACAACTTGTTACACCTTGCATGTAGATGTATTCATTGCCAGCAGAATCAAAGGCTTTTGTTCCTAATGTATATTGTTGGACAGAATCAACGATTGATGTGTCACCCGAAAATACTTTAGGAGTTGATGTTAAACTTGCCATAGATTACGATTTTCCAGTCATGTAGGAGTGAAGTCGACAGGCGTCGGTAGCTAGATTACCATAGAACAAGAAACGTCCTACTGAAGCATCTTGGTTGGTTGGTGACTTAAGACCAGTCCAGATAAATCCATTATAGTTAGGTTTACTAACATATCCTGGAAAATCAGGTGATGGCCAAGTATAAACCCAGATGTGCTTGGTATTTAACCAATAGAATCTTCCTGATGTACATTTGTAATCAGAGATTATTGGTTTGCCCTTGTATTGAAGAGCTGAAATACCAATGTCGGCTAATCTTCCTTTTGTAATACTACCACCAGCAGTTCCAGCATTAACATATCCCGAAGGATTGTTCCAACTAAGAGTTGCGTTTAACAAGCCCTCGATTGTTGCGAATATACTTTGAGTTGTTATACCCAACGTAGGTTCTTCTGAACCAATTCCTGCAGCATTGTATGATGCAGCAATTTCTGCGATAGTAATAGCATTTGAAGAAGAATCGAGATTTGAAACCCACGTAGTGTAGGTTGCTCTCGCTAAGCCAAGATAAGTAGCAGTTCCATTTCCGTCGTCAACCATAGCGTCCAAACCAGTTATGTATTTGTTGTTATTGGTTGTTCCGTCAGAATAAAATTGTGTTCCAAGGTTATCAGCCATATCAGCTGATACTGAGTCCATTTCTGTTGCAAGTAAATCAAGAATCTTTTCAGGTCCTTTGTTTACGGCAACTTGAATACCTGACACTGCAACTGGCCAAGCTGTTTGCTTTGGTGTAACCGTAGCATAAATTCTTGTGTTGACTTGGTTAGTATTCAATGTTTCAAAACCAGAGTAAGTTGCACCAGCAGTATTTGTGGTGTACTTTAATGGGATTTTGATTTCTGGACCGCTTGCTGGTCTCCTGTTTTCCTTCATTAGGATTCCAAACAAAATGTTTTCGTTTAAAACATTGTCAGTTACCTTAGGTACAATTCTGTCCTGTGTAATGGTATCTATAAAATTTCCGAAATCTGACATTTAACTTTCTCCATAAAATTTTTAAAGACCTTTCTGAACTTTAGATTTGTCCCGAAGATTTACCTTCTTCTTTTGCTTCGGCAATAATCTGATAAATATCTTTTCCTTTAACGTCATAATTCTTTTTGATATTATCAGTTGTCCTCGCACCAGAAGGAAGTTTTGGTTTTGTAGTTGTTCCACCTGATTTTTTCATTTCTGAATAAATTTTGGCAGCACCCCACATACCATCAACGCTATCTTCAAATCTTCCTTCCTCAAAAAATTTGAGAAAAGATTTTTCACTTTTAACCAATTCAGGATATACATCCTTAATTTCGGTTAAAGCGTCTTTGAACATTGCGTCTTGCGTAGATTCCGCTTTTTTTTCAGATTCTCTTAGTTCTTGATAAGTTTCCTTAATCATTGTTCTAAGATAATCTTTGGCTTTGCGTTCTTCGTCAGTAGTAATTGTCTTGTCCTTTTTAAGTTCAGACAATTCCTTTTCAAAGCTTTCCAGCTTAGTTTCGAGAACACGCCTTTTGTCGGTCTCTTTGCGTAAACGAGACAAAGGAATTTTAGGTTCTTCCGAGGCATCCTCTACCTCTTGTTCTGTTGTTTCTGTTGATGAAGCAGTAAAAGTTTCAGACTCTTCTATTTCGGGCAAATCGCCCTTAATTTCATCTGTCATATTAATGTCATTTTTAATGTGGTTTTGTCCACGTTAATCATTATTACGCCTTTTGTGGCGATATCATTTTATAGGGTTTTGTCCCTTACGACTTTTTACGATATTTTTTAGAGGCAGACTTAATTCCACTGCCATACTTTTCTGTCCATCTCTTGGCTATTTCTGGATGTTTTGCGTACATAAATTTTCTTTGTTTAACACTTTTGAATGGCATATTATTGTCCCCTTAATTCATTGCCCTGTTGTCTTAATTGTGATTTTGCTATATCTGTTCCTTCTGCACCAGATACGCCAGGTTGTCTTGTTCCTTCTGTGGCGGGTTGTCCTGGTTGTGAGCCTGGCAATGGTTGTCCTGGAACTAATTGTCCAGTCAACCACATAACCAATCTTTGTGCTGTTTCGTCTGGGTTGGGGAATTTCAATCTTTCATATAAAGTTATTGGGTCTAATGCTCCCATTTGCCATAATTGTAATGCTTCGTTATGTTTTGATATTTCATCAGTTGGCAAAGTTGAACCAGCCTTGATAATAATTTCTAAGCCATCTTCTATTTGGTCTCTTGTAAGTGAAACGAATTTAATACCATTTTCTCCAAATAGTCTAACGGTCATTGTTTTGTCGTAATATAATTTAAACAGCTGAACAAACCAATTTCCAATTTCAGTGACAGCAGATTCCAATATTCCAACAATGTCTCCAATTCTTCCATAATCTTGTTGTTTTAAAAGCAATCTTCCACCTAATGTTTCTGGTTCACTTCTTTCTCCACGAGTAGTAGAGTGTGTTCCCATTATATTGTCAAGTTCTCTTTCTGCGTGAACCATATTCTCAAAAATATAATTTGGAAGCGGTTTAACATCTTCGTATCTAAATTTGTTTTGGTCTGCTATTCCGTCACCCATAAGAATTTGACCTGGTGCGTTTGTAATTTGTCCAGCCTCTTCTTGGCTCATTACGCTTGAATCAATAAGCAATCTGGGGTTTCCTGTTTTATTTGCACAATTAGTAATTTGTCTAACGTGGGTATTTATAATATCAGCCAATGGTATTCCTTGTTGGATTAAATCAGTATCGCCGATAATACAATTTCCCAATGAGAATGGTGAACGAATTATGTATGGTTTCTTGGTAGACGCAAAGTGATTAAAAAATCTTAATGCTTCTTCGTTGTCTCCTTGTGTTCCTTCCCAGTCCCAATAAGGATTTGGTTGTTTCTTTAAAATTAAATTTCCATATTTCCATACAACCATGTCATCTGTCCATACTTCCCATATAGTTCTAACTCTTTCAATTATAGATTTTTCATCATCAGGATTTTGTGCCATTTCTCCTATGTTTTTCAAAACGTCTTTTCCAAAATAGTATTCTATTTCTTCAAACGTCATATCAATCTTTTCTATAATATAAGGAAGTTCATCTGTGGTTAGTCCATAAGGCGGAACCCATATTCTTTGTGGTTTAATTGCTTTTAAGTTCACATCGTCTATGGTTTCATCCCAATAAACCTTAATACAAAAAAGACGATAAAGAAGCATGTATCTTATCGCCTCACGTAATTTATCTCTTACATTTTTTATAGAGTATTGAGCAGATAGCATTTGTTCTACTGCGTTTGATAACATTTCAGACTCTTCAGTGTTTTGTGCTGGCTCTGCTACAAATTGAGGTGGGTTTGTTGTAATAATGGGAACTATTGTTTCAATAGATGTAAATATTCTATTATCAACAGCGTCTGATTGGTGATTTGGTATTTCTCCTTTTTTTGTTTGGATACCTTTATAATATTTCTCGTTTTCGTCTTGAACCCTCTTCATTTCTTCGTGAAGATTTGAAGATTCTTTCATCCAAAAGTTTATAATTTTAACCAAATCGTCATCCTTTGTGTTGACGTCGATTTTTATTTTTTCAGTTGCATCTTGCACCTGTGTTGCTGGTGAATCTATATTCATTATATTGTCCTCCAATCTTTAAATTGTTCTTTCTTTTTTAACCACTCTAAATAATCTGGTGGCTGTACTCCCAACTCCATTTGTTTAAATTGGGTTGGGTTTTTTATGATTGCGTTTCCAGCCCTACGATGTATTCTGTTTAATGCGTATACAAACGCATCAACCCTGTCATCGTGGCTTCCTGTTGGAAACAACATTAACTCTTCGTAAAGTTCGTATGTTTTTAAAAATATTCTTTCTTGTTCAAAAAAGTGTGTAGTAGACAATGCCCTAGAAAATTTATCTTTTGGTCTTTTGTCGTTAGATGTCCCCAAATCAACTTGTCTAATATTAAGAAAAATACTTTTTTGTCTAGCACTTTCTTTAAGCAGTTTCTCATATACCTGTTGAAATGCGAATGTTTCAATAACTACTTCTGGAACAAGATACTTATAAATCTGAAAGTATTTATTATAAATTTTCCAAAACTCTTCTATGAATTGCCATGTTCCAAACTTTCCAGCCCTTGTTTCTAGCTCATAAACTAATCCATCTGCGTCTAACCCAACCACACAAAATGCTGTATTGTCGGCATATTCTTTTGTAGAGATTGCTGGGTCAATAGCAATTACCAAACATTTTAATGGCGGTATCTCTTGTGGGTAATGGTCTTTAGCTTTATCAAGCCATTCTTTTCTAAATAGTTGTTCCGTTCCTGCTAATGGGTCGTTTTGATATTCAGCCTGAAAAGAATAAAGGTCTTTTTTTCTTTCGGCTAATAGCCATTTAGTTGAGAATCTGTCTTCCCAAATAGAACACTCTTTTCCGTTCTTGGTTTCTAATGCTTTAAATGTCCTTGTTGTCCAATCATGGAAATATTCCTTATTGTCAAGTATATCTGTCAACAGTGCTAATGGGTGAAGTTTGGTTCCTATAACGACTAATTGTTGTTCTTTTTTAATGGTGCGAAGCAAAGCCGATAAGAACCATTGCTTTAATTCTTTTCTTCTGTCTTCACTTCTAACCAATTCATCATCTTCAAGGTCGTCGCACAATATGTGTGTTGGTCTAAAACCACGAACCTGACATCCCCTACCCTTTGCCCTCATTTGAGAATAAAGTTTTCTGTTTTTGTCAATAGAAATGTGGGATTCTGTCCACTTATTAGAAATGTTTTCTCCCCATTGTAGGTCGGCATAATCACTTAATAACTTTTCATTTGTAGAAAGTTCTATTTTAATAAACCTAACAAACTCTTGTGCCAAGTCTTGTGAGTTTGAAATTGACAATATGTCTGCATTTGGTCTGTTCATCAAAAGCCAAACGCCATACATTTTTTGAACTATCGTTGATTTGGCGAACCCTCTGGGAGCTCCTATTCCTAATCGTGAATTTTTTAAAAGTTCAAATATCTCCTTGTGAAATTCTGGTGTTTCGTTTTCAAATATGTGCGGAAAATAGTATCTAGAAAACTCTGGCAAATTATTAATGTCTTGCCATTTCTTTCTTCGTATAGTGGCTAATATTTCTTGATTCTTCTCGTATAATTCTATTAACTTTGGGTTCATTTAACTGGTTTTTCATCTGGTTTATCAACCGAAATTGCTTTAATCGTTAAAATTGTTTTAGCAATAGATGATGCCTCTTCGATGGCTACTCTTAATGCTTTTGCCGAATCAACTATTCCCTCTTTAAACATATCAACGGCAAGATTTTCTTTAAAATCATATCCGATACTGTCGGAATCTTCGATATTCCCCTTAATAATGGCAATATCTTTAATCCCAGCATTCTCCGCCATCTGTCTTAATGGTTCTATTAGTGCTGATTTTAAAATCTTTTCGCCAACATCTTTATCGTCTAATTCTTGTGCTATCTTTACTAGGGTTGCACCACCACCCATTACAATTCCTTCTTCTTTTGCTGAACGAGTTGCATTTAAAGCGTTCTCTATTTTCTTTCTAATATATTTCATCTCTGCTTCGGTTGCAGTACCAACTTTAATTACGGCAATTTTACCAATTAATTGAGCTAATCTCTCTTTAAGCTGGTCTTTTTCGTGTCCAGTAGCAGATTTTATTTGTGTTTTTATTTGAGCAATGCGTTCTTTTGATTTTTCGTTTGAAGAAATTATAAGTGTAGATTTGTTTGTAGATGTAATTTTATCTGCGTGTCCAAAATCTTCAATTCTAAGTGCATCTAATCGTGGATATTCTTCTGATGTTATAAATTTTCCACCAGTAATTGATATGACGTCCTCTAAAATTTCGTTTCTATTGGCTAGTCCAGGAGACTTGACACACAACACCTTAAATGTTCCCTTCAATTTGTTAATAAAAAATGTTCCTAATGCTTCTCCTTCAATATCTTCAGCAATAATAACTAAGTTTGTCTTCTGATTTGAATATAATGTGTTTAAAATTGCCAATGCTTCTTCGTTTGAAGAGATTCTTTTATTGGTAATAAGCGTTAAAGTGTCTTGAATCACTGCTTCTTTGCGTTCTGGGTCGGTCATAAATATCTCGTTAATCCAACCACTATCTATTTTCATTCCATCTGTCATTTCATATTTAATTCCATAGTCGTGTGATTCTTCTGTTGACACAACCCCATCTACTCCTACTTGATTTAAAACCTCGGCAACAACTTTTCCTATCTCTGGATTTTCAGACGATATAGAAGCAATATGTTCCTCTTCTCCATTAATCGGTTTCTTTAATTTATTTAAAACTTCTATTGCTTTTTGGGACGCTTTCTCTATGCCACGCATAATTTCCATTCCATCTATTCCCATAGATACATATTTTAATCCCTCATCTGTGATTGCTTGTGAAAGAACTATCGTGGTAGTGGTTGCGTCTCCAACCTTTTCACTGGTTTTTTGTGCTGCTTCTTTAATTGTTTCAGCGCCTATGTTTTCAAATTCATCTTCTAATTCAATTTCATTAGCAATGGTTACACCATCATTGGTAATTAATGGTCTAATTCCTCTGTCCAAAACTACGTTCCCTCCCTTTGGACCTAATGTAATTTTGACTATATCTGCTAATTTATTAATTCCTGAACGTAACGATTTAATGGCATCTTCGCCAGTTTTAAATTGTTTAATCATAAATAAATTAGGATGTCTTCCTCCTTGGCTACAAAGTAAGACTTATCCCCCTCTCCTATATTAATTTTTACCTCTATCGGCCCATATTCCGTATATACGGCAATATCACCGACATTTGCTTCTGTAACCTCCGAGCCAATAGCGATTATTTTCCCTTTAAAGCGTTTTCCCTCTGATACATAAATATTCCCTATCTTGTCGTCTTTAATTGGCTCAATTAATATTTTGTCTTTAGGTAGTTTCATTAAAGTCTTTGTAGAGTTCTTTTTTTTGCCTCCACGTTAATTTATTAAATTCACGTTGTATTTTGTCATAGTCAACCTTTTGTCGCTCTAAATCTAGGTTGTCCTTTTGACGCTTAATACGTCTTAATTTATTGTCGTCTAATTGACGCTCTAAATCTCTTGCTTTGCGTCCCCAGTCCATAATGTTTGTTCTAATTCACGTTGTTTAACTTTATCTCTAAATATCTCACCACGCTCTCTTTCTTCGTTAGAAATAACAATCAGTGGCTTGTGAGTTAATTTAACTTTCTTAAAAGTAATAGGCTTACCCTGTCCAGCCCGAACCCCAAAACAATAACCAACGATAAATATTAAAATTGATACTATTGCGTAAATCATGGTTCAATTATTATTGTATGCCCTTTTTTTGAGTTTTTAAGGGCAATAGTCTGTTTATGGCTCATATATACCCTTCCGATATGAAAACCCGTTATAAGGGCTAATAAGGCTATTAGAATGCATTGTAGAACTGACATATAGTTGGTTTTTGAATTGGTTTTTGAAAAAAATATTATGCAATCGGATTATGGTATTACTATCTATCTCTTGGGACTCCCAGACCTCGATGACGAGGGGGGGGCATGCT